CAAGGGTGTAAACAATTTACAAAATAGCGTAAACAATTACGACCTTCGAAGAACTTACTACTATGCCCTTGGCTGTTTTTGCTCAAAGTGTTTACACTTTATCTCTGGGAACTTCCTATATAGGAAACTTGGCAAAGACCCCTACTTGTTGTATGGTTGTGGAATAACTGGAGACGGGCATGGCATCGGTAAAAAAGAAGATCGAAGAGGAACACGGTAGAACCTTGACCAATAGGCAGATGACGTTTGCTAGAAATGTGGTCGAAGGTATCTACTCAAATGCAGAGTGTGCAAGGAAGGCGGGGTACGCCCATGACATCGCACCTAAACAAGCCTCGGTTCTACTGAACGGACGAGATTACCCTCACGTTGTGGAATATATTACTGAGTTGCGAGAGGAACGAGAGCGAAGGTATAGCGTCTCAACTATCGGACAGCTTCAACGTCTGCAAGAATTGTCGCAAGGGGCGGAAGAAGCAGGTCAATTTTCTGCGGCGATCAATGCCGAGAAGATCCGCTCTGCTCTTGGTGGATTGACCATCGATAGACGAGAAACAATCAACACCATCGATCAACTTTCAAGGGACGAGATTACGGCACGACTTGCCATGCTCCAGAAGCAGTATCCACAAGCCTTTGTTATCGAAGGAACAGCGAAGGATATAACCCCAGATGAGCAAAGGTCCAGAGTCGAACTTTTGGAACACGATAAGGATGAACTTACCTAAGAACGCCCACGCCACACGCATTGAGAACGTGCATGGTGGTGGTGTTCCTGATGTTCATGTGGTCTGGGATGGCCTACCCTTTTGGATGGAATTAAAGGTAACCAAAGGAAACGCAGTAAAAGTGTCACCTCATCAGGTCGCGTGGCATATGGCCTATTTCGCCCGAGGTGGTCTTAGTTTCTTCTTAGTAAAGAGCCTCTCTACCAAGGATGTATATTCATTTGAGGGGGATCAGGGTTCTAATTTACTACGGGGCGGGGTGTCTGCGGCTCACGGTACGCGGTTCGCGAACCCTGCGGCTTTGTTTCAAAGTCTGCGGCCTCGGCTGCGGTCGCATTACTCTGCGACCCTGCGCCCTGACAACTCTGCGACCCTGCGCCCTGATGGCGACGGGGAGATGTCCCTCGATCCGGAGTAGAGAAGGAGCCTTTTCAGGCTCCCACTCCTTAATGTTCTACTATTGCGATGGATTTTGCAAGGCTTGATCCGCGGCACAGCTTGCACGCGGTGCATTGTGCGCGGCGTCCGGCTTCTTTAGACGCGGGGCATAGTGCCTCGTTGCTTTTGTCTAGGTCGCCAAGGTCCGCAATGACTCGAAACGTGCGCCGTCCGGCTTTCCAATGGTCTATTGCTTCTTTCATATTGTCCGCGGATTGCATCGCGATATCGGGACGCCATCCGGACTGATGAGAATAGGCCGTCCAAGTATCCGCTTCACTTAAAAGATCGTCCCAAACGTGGGACGGCACCGCGCCAGGATCCCCATAAGTTCCGACGCGCACGAAACGACCGCGCCCCATGGTCGCCGCGTCGTCTTCTTGATATACGCCGCGTTGGAATGCTTTCCAGACGATCAAGACGCCTTGTCCCAAGTTAACATAACAGCGCCGCCCCTTGGCTTGCTTGCGCTGCGGATCCGTTGTGACCTCTCCGCGCATGGTACAGTCGCCGCAAATCGAGAAGTCTTGTCCTGTTTTGCTGGCCTCGAGCGGGTTAATGTCCGAGCGCAAAATATAAGTTTGCACGACGTGCCCCGTCTTTTTGTTTCTGTTTGAATAGGTCGCGACAACGACGATCGGCTTGCCATCCAATAGGCTTGGCCCGTTGTAGATGATTGCACTTTTCATTTTAGATTCCTTCTGGTTAATGTGTTTCGATTGTAGCATTTAAACAACAAGCCCACAAGTTAAAAACTCTGCGACCTTGCGGCCTTGTTAACTCTGCGGCCTTGAGACTCTGCGGCCTTGTTGCTTTTTGTTTCTGTTGCCTGTTGCCAGGCACGCGCACCAGGTGCGCAAAAGGTAAGGGCCCCGAAGGGCCCTTGGTTTTAATCTTCCATCGCGTAGCTGATTGAGCTTTGCAGATTTCGCAGCGACTCTTGGTGGAGACGCTCCCACTTGCGCCGGATCGCGCTGTCCTCTGGAAGTTTCGAGATAGTGTCCTCGATGTCGCTGATCTCGACCACTGTCTCGATCATCATGCGACGGTGTGTGTTGTATCCTAGTTTCATATTAAGCTCCTATTAAAATAGGCGACATTGCCTATGAGATTAGATTATCAAGTAAACAACAGGCCGTCAACAACTAAATCACAAGTAGATCCTGCGACCTTGCGACCCCACAAAAAACCCTGCGGCCTCGCGGCTGCAGGGTTCAAGGAGCTTGGCGCAATATACCCTGCGCCTGGGTGTTCTTATCAGAACTGACCGAAGTCGATCCCTTTCGTTATGACCTTAGACCCATTTCGAATTGTACCTTTCGACATGTCTACAATGTAATGTCCGTTGTCCCACTCTTCTTTGTGGGTGGTTACGCCCAGCGATAAGCCCCCATCTATCTCAATGTGATAAGCTCCGATCAATCGAGCCATGGCATAAAAGCTATCGGTCTTGCGCATGTTAGGCGCGGCCTTGGTTACTACATCAACCACTTGTTCTGGGGATCCTCCCCAGTGCAAGTATGCATAGCATGGTGCGCTGCTTGTTTCATCTTTCACTTCTATTGTCGCTCTGTTTCCCATTGTGTTCTCTCTTCCTGGTTAAAAGCCCAGGCGGCGAAGCCGTCATATAGCGTAGCGCCTGGGCGTGTTGATGTTATACCCATCCCATGATCATGGGACCGAATAGGGCCAGTGAAATCACCAGCCCCATTGCAAACCCTGTTACGATATCACGAAGCATATTCGTCCATCCAGCCTGTGTCGGCTAGTACCAAGTGACCGTGGTTCAAGATCTCTCGAGCGTAGGTATCACCAAGCTCAAACTGACCGTCATGCATCATGGGTGATGTTGCAGCGACAAACCATCGAGCATATGGATCCTTGCGCTCGGCATCAGAATGCTTGTAGGTTTTCAGTACGCGCCACTCCCATCCGCTGGTGTTCTTATAGATTGCGTATGGTTTCTCTTGTGGTCTGGTTTTTCCGAATGATGTTCTAGGCATATTGTTTACTCCTTGTTAATGTGGTTTGAGTGTACCCCACCTGTTGACGGGGTACAAGTGTTTTATGCAAGTTTGTCGAACTCTTCGATCAGCTGGTCGTACATCTTAGCTGCTTCGTCGCGACGATCTGCCATCAGCATCATCATCATGAACTCGAGTTTAAACTTTAGTTTGTTTCCTAGTGTTGTTTCTTTTTCTTTAGTTTCCATTGTATTGCTCCTTGTTAAATGGTGGGGGGCAATGCCCCCCTTGTTGATTAGTCGTTCCAAGTGAATGTTTCAGGTGCTTTGCCTGATCGCTTGATCTGATTGAATGCGTCAAGGCCATGGGCTTTGATGTACATATCGCGGGTGGGTGCAAGCTCCCGTGGTTTACCTACCACCATACGCGCCAAGCCCAGTGTGATAGCTGCGTCGCGTAGCTCAGTCTGACGATCTGATAACTCCTTGCGCAACTCTTCCAAGATTGCGATCTGTTCTCTGACATCATCAGCTGTAGAGTTTGTGAGTGCATTCTTGAACGTGGTGCTTGCTCTTCTTAATGTTGTTACGTTTGACATTTGTTTTTGCTCCTAATTAAAATGGTCTGCGTTATTGCTTTCCATAACAGAGTTATGGGGTCTGCGTTATGGAATGTCAACAACTAAATCACAACTAAATCACAATTAATGCATCTTTTTTAAATTAATTTTACCCCATCGCGACCCCACCAACCCCACGACGCGACCCCCCCCCTGCCCCCCTTGGGGGTTACTGGGGGCAAAATAGGCAATCGATAGGCCAACACGCCGACCCCACCCCCCTTTATCTGGCGGTACGTCAACGCATACGGGCTCTATATACCAGTTTGGTAAATTCATCGTTCGGTAATTGCGTTGGAGTCCCATGCCCTCCGAAAAATCGCGGGTGTATTTTCATTTGGGTTTGTTGTAGAGTGCGGATATGATTAAATATACTACACTAGAATCTCTTACATGGGACATGGAATCCGACTTTGTTGAGATGGGGCGTCTTGCGTTTGAAGAGAGCCAGTTCCACGAAACGGTGACCTTTGACCCTGATAAGTTGATTGAGATTGCGCGTTCCCATGTCCACGACGAGGGAA